TGCTAAAGATTTTCAAATATTAAAACAATTTATCTAATGAATTATATAATAACTAGAAATCAGCAATTTTTTAAGAAAATAGGTGATTATAATTACTGTTCTTTAGAAGATATGATTTTGCCTGAGACTATTGCTTTAGATACAGAGACTACAGGATTTGATCCATTTAAAGACTCTTTATTCTCAATACAAATAGGTACTGGTACTAATAATTATATTATAGATTTGCAAAGTCATGAAAGTAATTGTATTGTTTTATCAGAGGTAATTCCTTTTATTGATAATAAGATAATAATATTTCATAATGCAGCATTTGACTTATCTTTCTTTTTTATACAAAATTATTTTCTAAAAAATGTAAGAGATACAATGTTAGCTTCTATGATTTATTATAATGGAGATCCTACTATAAGACATTCTTTTAAAGAATGTATGAATAGAGAGTTAAATATTTATTATGATAAAACTGAGCAAGGTAATATAGCTACAGTTCAGCTATCTCAACCTTCTACTATTGAATATTGCTTTAATGACGTAGATAAGTTAATAGAGTTACATAATAAATATTTAGAAAAATTAACAGATTATAATGCTTTAGAAACTTATGTTTTACATTGCAGTCATATAAGAGCTTTAACTTATATTCAATTATGTGGGTTGCCTTTATCTAAGGATGCATGGCAAAACAAAATGAATATTGACTATAAGAAATATAAAGAAGCTGAATATGAAGTTACAGAATATATTTTTGATAACCTCCCAAAATATAGAAATTTACAATTAGAATTGTTTTCCTCTGAAAAGAAAATTAATTGTTTATTATCTTCTTCCCAACAAATGATACCTATATTTAAAAGTTTAGGTATTAATGTTGAGGTAGAGGAAAAAGGAGTTATTAAAGAAAGTATAGAAAAAACTGTTTTATCTAAGTCTAAACATAAGTTTGTAAAATTATGGTTAAATTTTAAAGAGAATGAACATAATGTAACTACTTTTGGTAGTGGTATTTTTAATAAGATACAATCTGATAACAGAATATATACTAGATTTAATCCTATATTAGATACTGCTAGGATTTCTTCAAGAAAAGGAGAAATTAACTTTTTAAATTTTCCTGCAACTAAAGAAACAAGAGAATGTTTTATAGCTAATGATGGATATAAAATTATAGTAGCGGATTATGCAGGCCAAGAAACAATTGTAGGTGCTGATATTACAGGAGATTTTGCTATGATTGAGTCTATTGTAGATAAAAAAGATCTGCATTGTGCATTTGCTAGAGTATTATATCCTGAAATAAAAGACTTGACTGATGCAGAAATTATTAAAGAACACAAGGCCAAAAGAAATGCTTCTAAAGGACCAAGATTTTGCTTTCAATTTGGTGGTACGGGTTATACTCTAGCATTAAATGAAGGCTTACCTATAGAAGAAGGTATGCGAATTGAAAGTTTATTTAAGCAATTACATTCTGGTATTTATGATTATGGTAATACTAAATTAAAAGAAGCTATTAGTAAAGGATATATTGAATATGCTTTAGGCTTTAAACTTAGATTACCTAATTACAAATATTTTATAAGTGCTCATGCTGATATTCTAAAGTTTGATAATAATTTTTGGGAAACTTATAGAATAGGTAAGGCAGAGTATAAAAATAAAAAAGAAGCAGATAAAGCATTTGAATGTTATGAAATTAAAAACTATGCTGCCTATGAATTATTTTTAAGTAATAAACATAAAATAAGTGATTACTTTACTTTGAAGTCTCAGTACTTTAGATTATGTTTAAATGCACCAACTCAAGGAACTGCAGCACACCAAACTAAATATGCTACTGTATTGTTATTTAATGAAATAGAAAAAAATAATGATTATTGGAATGTTAGAATTGCTAATGTTATTCATGATGAGATTGTCCTAGAAGTAAAAGATTCTTTATGTGATAAATATAAAGTTATTTTAGAACAAAGTATGATTAATGGAGGTAATTTATTTCTAAATAATCCAGTCTTATTTATGAGTGCAGAAGCAAATGCAGCAGAATCATGGTATGCAGCAAAATAATGTAAAAAAATTAATAACTTTTAAAACAAAAAAATATGAAAAAATAATGAGTAATAAACAAAGAAGAAAAGGGCATTTGCTAGAACAATTAACTGTAAAAGATTTAAGAGATTTATTTCCTAAAGCTAAAACTTCTAGAAATGCATCCCACTTACTTGATAGTTGTAAAATAGATTTAGCTTTTTTACCTTTAAATATTCAATGTAAGATGGGTTATATTAATAATAGACCTAAATGGGATGTCTTACGAGACGAGAGCAAAGAATTATTAGAAAAAAACTATCCAAAAAATGATTTAATCCACAAGAATCCATTTATTCTCAGACATAAAATGGGTAGAGTGGATATTGCTTCTATGGATTGGAAGTTTTTTTTAGAAATTTATAAATTTTATGTTACAAACAATGCAAAACAATTTGAAGGATACCTTTAATTTAAATACAAAAAATAATTTTAATATATTAACAGAATTATTTATCTTAGACAAAGAAAATAATAATGAAAACACCAATATATTAATGAATAATTACGAAACTTTTGTATCTTTGCACTCTGAATACTTAACTAGTATTGAGTACAAACAAATTTATCAAGAATTTCAATAAATATTATGTAAAAATAAATAATGAAATTTAATTTAAAATTATTTGAAAACATTGACTAAATTATAAATGATTACAGAAGAAATAATAGGTAAATTATTAATTAATTATCCTAAATGTAAATTTCCAAATCCTTTATTAAGGAATGGATTAATAAGATTTATTGATAATAATGAATCAAACACACATTTATCTAACTTTGAAGTAACAAATTTAGGATTAAATGTACTTAATGGAACAAAATATGTAAGTGAAATAACTGATGATTTTGTTGAAAGTTATTATGAAAAATTTACTCAGAGTATGTTAGGTATTAATAAAGTATCTTTTAGCCCAAAATCTTTAATTAAGAAAAAGCTAGAAGTATTTATTAATAAATATAAAACATCTTCTGAAGAAATTTTAAGAGCTGTAGACTTTTACCACCAAAACAGTAAAGATAATGGAAATCTTGTCTTCTCCCTGGATGCCCAATACTTTATAGAAAAAAATGGTGGAAGTTTACTGTTAGACAATATACTAGAAATGCAAAAAGGAGTTTTTTTAAAAGATGATAAATTAGTTTTTTAATGGAAGTTCTACAAACAATTAAGGAAAATAAACAAAAAGTTATTGAAGGATACATTAATTGTATCCCCAATCCTTTTAATGGAATGAAAAAATACTTTAGTGGTATTTTTCCAGGAGCACTAGTATGTATTACTGCAGAAACTTCTGTAGGTAAAACTTCTTTAGCTAAATATATTTATGTATTTAGTGTAGCAGATTATATATTGTCATTAAAAAACCAATCTGATTTAGATTATGTTTGTTATTGGTTTGGCCTCGAAGAATCAGTAGAAGAATTTGATATTAGTATTATTCAGTATGCTTTAGCTAAATATTACAATGTCAACAAAACTCAAGATGAATTATTATCAAGAATTAATCCATTAGATGAAGAAACTATTAAGTTAATAGAGTCTAATATAATTCAAGATTATTTTAACTTAGTTAAAAAATTTGTAATATTTGATGATCGCACATCAAATCCCACAGGTATTTATAAACAATGTAGGAATTTATCTTATTCTAGAGGCAAACATATAAACAAAACAATTGAAACTAAAGATGGTCCAATAGAGGTTTATAGTCATTATGAACCTAGCAACCCTAATGAAATTGTAGCAGTTGTTATAGATAACGTAAACATTCTAGAACCTGAAAAAAATGATTTAGGCATACCATTGGACTTGTCTGGTAGTATAGACAGAATGGTAAATTCTTATGCTAGAAAACAAATGTCTAAACATTGGAACTGGCATATCTGTTGTGTGCAACAACAACAAATGGCTGCAGGAGATTTAAATCACTTTAAAGCAGGTCGTTTAGAACCTGAGCCACAAAAATTAGGAGATAATATAAAAGTAGCTAGATCTTACCAAGTTATTTTAGGATTATTCTCTCCTTACAAGCACAAGCTAAACAATTATTATAGTTATCAAATAGTTGAATCAGATAAATCTCCAGGATTAGAAGATTGCTTTAGATCTATTCATATGTGTAAGAATAGATTTGGAAGAACAGGCGTAGCAGAGCCCATCTTTTTTAATCCAAAAGGATTTTCATTTGAATCACTACCAAAGCCAAATGATAGTTTAGCAATTTCAAATTTTATTAATAAAAAAAATCAAATTTTAAATGAGTAAAGAAAATTTTTTATTACCCACAAAACCCCAACAACCAACTGTAGTTAATCCAAGAACTATGGTTATTTTTTCCCAGAAGAAAACTGGAAAAACTCATGCTCTTAGTCAATTACCTAATTCCCTTATTTTAGATATGGAAGGTGGTGCAGATTTTTATGAGTGTACAAAAGTTAATATGACAAATATTAATGAATTTGATATGATTATACAAGCCTTTTCTGAACAAAAGCCTCAGTATGATTATATTATTATTGACACTGTAACTTCTCTGAAAGAAAAAGTTCTTAATCAATTAGCAGTAAGAGCTTATAATAGAGAAGAAAATAAAAATGAAAGCACAGACTTTGATGTAGATAAACTTGCTTATGGTAAGGGACAAGTTTACAAGAGAGAAGCTTTGTTTAAAATCATGGAGTTCTTTGCTAAATTTTGTAAAACTTTAATTATAGTGGGCCACGTTTCTGATAAGTCAGTAACTTCAACAGGTCAAACTATTAAAGAATTAAATTTAGAAGGGAAACTTAAAGATTTATTAGCTTTAAGAGTAGATGCAATTGGATACATGTATAGAGATCCAGAAAATAAAAATACTAATATATTATCTTTTAACCATTCTGATGATGTAATAGGTGGATCTAGAAGTAAGCATCTTAGAAATAAAGAGTTTAAGATTTCTGAACTAAATGAGAAAGAAGAAATTATAACTTTTTGGAATCAAATTTTTATCTAACAATTAATAACTTTAAAATAATATAAATTTATATGAATAATAACGTAAAAACAGCAAGTAACACAACTACATTTAAAAAATATTATGGTGTAGGTTCTTTTCAGCCTTTAATGGTTAACCCTAATGCTAAAGATTTAGGCCTATTTCTTAATAGGCAACTAACTTCTGAGCCTCAATATTTAACAACAAAAAATATTGAAGGACAAGAAGTTAAGTCTTTGAGAATTGATGTTTGGGGTACTCTACCTAAAGTTGACGTAAAAACAAAAGTAACTTTTTGGCTAGAAGGAAGATATGATGTTGCTAGATCTGGTAAAACTAAAATGATAAATGGTCAAGGATTTGCTACATATGTAGAGGATTTATCTGTTTTGAATAAAAACAAAACATGGTATTACACTGAAAATGCAAGAAAGTGTATTAAAGGAGAAGACCTTGTTGTTGAGTTTTTTGTTAAACTAATGAATTGGGAAACTGATTTGTCTAAGTATACTTTGAAAGATGGAGATACTCCTCAAATATTTTTGCCATTAGAAAAATTATTTAAAGGAGATTTCTCTGACTTGCAACAATTAGTACTAGAGAATAAAACTATTAAAGTATATTGTGGTATTAAGAGTAGACAAGTAGATAATAATACTTATTATGATATGGAGATTTATTCTAAGTCATTCATGAAGGACAATCCTAATAAAAAAGGAGCTAAAGATATAATTGATGCTTTAATGGGAGAGTATGGTGGATTTTCTGGAAATATTGCTCCAATATCAGAAACATTAGAAGAATTTAATCCTGAAGAAATTAATAATAATAATTCTTCAACAGCTACTGCTACTATAACTTCTGATAATCCTTTTGCTTTTTAATTAAAATTATTATGATTTATACTTTAGATCAACAATATGAAATATTTAATTATTATTTTGGTCAAGTTAGTTTAAATACTTCCTATAAGAATCCTTTAAGGAGTGATAAAACTCCTAAATGTTATTTTATAGAAAAGAATGATAAGTTGATATTTATTGATTGGGCATTTTTGCCCACTCATTTAAATTGTATAGAATTTGTAAAACATTTATATAATATAGGTGAATTTAATGAAAGTATAAATAAAATAAATTTTGATTTAAAGTATAGTAATAAAACTAAAGGAAATTTTTTAACTAAAGTTAAAGGGGAGCTTACCAAAGCTCCTCTTATACTTTCAGATAAGCCTACTATAAAAGAAGATAAAATTGAATATTCTTGTATTATTAAAGAATTTGATGATTATGATTTAGCTTATTGGCAACAATACAATATTGATTTAAATCTTTTAAATAAATTTGAAATTAAATCTGTAAAGTATGTATTAAGAAATAACGTAATTAATTATTCTTCAAGTAAGTATAATCCCATCTTTGCTTATTATAATAATAATACACTATTTAAAATATACAATCCTCTAGGCTCTTCTTTTCAAAAATGGAGGACTATACAAGCAATATTAGAGGGTTATTCTAAATTAGAATACAAAACTAATGTATGCTTTATTACATCTTCTTTAAAGGATACTATGTGTTTAAGTAGTTTAGGATTTGATGTATTTAACTTACCTTCAGAAAATAGTTACAAAACTTTATTACCTGTTATAAATAATTTATTTAATAACTTTGAGGCAGTCTATGTCTATTTAAATAATGATGATGCGGGCAAGAAGTTTTCTAGATTATTAACTTTAGAGATAAATACTAATTTAAACTATATTAACAATCCTTCTTTTATGTTAGAAAAAGATCCTTCAGATGTTATTAAGTATAGAGGAAAAAATGCTTTACTAGAAATAATTCAAGAAAAATTACAAAGAGATAAAATTACTTTAATTAATAAAAATGAGTTACAATTATCAAACAAATAATGCAGATTTTTATTCTGCTTATACTCCACAACTAAACCAAATTCATTTAAAAAATAATGTAAATAATATTGAAGACTATCCTTTTAATGGGTGTATGTATGAGACTTTTGGGGAAGAATTTGATTATGTTAAAAACTATCCTAGGCAACATGTATGGACATTAATTGATGAAGGAGACGAATTAGTAATAAGTTCTGGATTACATTATATTAATAGAATAGGTTATATTATTACTGAATCTCCTGCTACTTCAAAATTTGAAACTTTTAACATTTAATTTAACTTAAAAAATCTTTTTTTGTTAAAAATAATGTATATTTGTAAGCTAAATCATAAAAATCAAATCATATGCTAAATTTAACCCAATTTTTAATTATAAGTCAAGGACTTACTTTATTTTTTACAACTATTTTATTTTATAAGTTTCTTATAAATAAAAAACTACTTAAAAATGAAATAGACAAAACAAGTAAACTAGTTTTTAAATTAGCTAATTCTTATGAAGAAAATAATAAATTAGAAAATAAAATTATAACTTTATCAGATAAGAGAATATCTTCAGCTAATGCTAATAAAAAAATTGAAACTCCTATAGAAAAAAAACCAATAGAGAGATCTTCACGCCCTATTAGAAAACCAAGAACTACTAAAAAAATTAAAGAGTAAATTGCGTGAAAAAACTCCCTAATGCCAAATTAAATGTTATTATAAAAGAATATAGTAGTGCTACTAAATTAGAAATTTGGGAGAACTCTAGAGATAACTTTATTTATGGATTTTTAGGAGCAATATTAGTAGTATTTATATCTACAAGAATTGATATAGGAGTTTTTTTAGGTTATTTTATTTATAATAGTTTTTTAAGTCACATTATTAATAGGCCTAAATATATTACAGAATTAGGAAAAAGAATTATATTTCCAATACCTACAACATTAGGTGCATTTTCTGGATATAAAATAACAGGCTTACTTTTAGAATATATTAAATAGAGTTACTGTTTAATTAATATTATTTATTTATTTAGTTTGTAAGCTTAAAGATATTA